CTCCATCCACATGCGCATGCGTCTGGGTTACGAGCCTTTAAAGCCAAGCGACGTGCCTGGCTGGGAGTACGTCACCATTAAAACCGGTGAGTACCAGGGCTTTATCGGCGTCAATGAAATGCTCGCTTTCAAGCTCCCCATCAGCCTGTACGAACGCTACATGCAGGAAGCTCACCACGACGCGCCGATGCGCGAAGAGGAAAAGCTGACCGACACGGCTGAGTTCATGGAGCAACAAGCACGCGCATCTGGGTCACGCATGGACGCCGGTGATGGCATGACGGAAATTGGACAAAAACGGTCGGCTCAGTTTGAGCTGACCTGACCTGACGTCAATTCAACCAATCAAAGGAAAAGCAAATGTCTTCGACTAGCGCACCCTTTGGCTTCCGTGCTTCGTACCACAACAGTGGTCAAATCCGCCCGAAAGCCTACACCATCGCGAGCACCTACGCCGCCAACATCTTCTCGGGCGACCCCGTGAAGCTGACGGACGCTGGTGTTGTTCAGCTGGGCACCTCTGACGGTACCCGCTCTGGCACCACCGACGGCATTACCCTTTTGGGTGTCTTCGCCGGCTGCCAGTACAATGACGCTCAAGGCCGTCCCACCATCAGCCCCTTCTGGCCGAGCGGTGCAACCGGCACGAACATCATCGCCTGGGTCTACGACGACCCCGAGACGCTGTTCGATGTGCAGTACAACAACCCCTCTGCAGGCACCACCGTGCAAACGGCTGTCGGCGAAGAGTGCGACTGGACTGTTGCCTCTCCTGGTGGCTCGACCCAAACCGGTCTGAGCAACACCTACCTCACCGCCATCCAAACCACCTCTGGCCAGTTCCAGATCACCGGTTTTGCTGGCAACATCAACGACTCGCTGACCGACGCTTACGTTGTGGCCACTGTTCGTATCAACGAGCACGCCTACAAGGCTGCCGTCAACAGCATCTAAGGAGGGCTGAAACATGGCAACCCCAATGCGTAGTACGGACTTCCGTTCCGTTGTTGAGCCGATCCTGAACGAAGTGTTCGACGGCGTTTATGAGCAGCGTGCCGACGAGTGGAAACAAGTCTTCCGCGAGCAAAAAGGCATCCCGCGCAACTACCACGAAGAACCCGTCCTGTACGGCTTCGGTGCTGCGCCCGAGCTGCCTGACGGCATGGCCGTGACTTACCAGTCCGGCGGTACGCTGTTCATGCAGCGCTACCTCTACAAGGTGTACGGCCTGGCCTTCGCCCTGACCAAAGTGCTGGTCGAGGACGGTGACCACATCCGTATCGGTCAGACCTACGCCAAGCACCTGGCGCAGTCCCTGATCGAGACCAAAGAAACCTTGGCAGCCAACATCCTGAACCGCGCCTTCAACAGCGCGTATGCAGGCGGTGACGGCGTGTCCCTGGTTTCCACGGCTCACCCGATCGTCAACGGCACGTTCAGCAACCAGCTGGCCACCGCCGCCGCCCTGTCGCAGACGTCCCTCGAGCAGATGCTGATCCAGATCCGCAATGCCGTGGACAACAACGGCAAGCGCATCCGTCTGACACCCAAGAAGATCGTTTCCGGTCCTTCCAACGTGTTCCAGGCCGAAGTGCTGCTCAAGTCTGTGCTGCGCACCGGCACCGCCGACAACGACATCAACCCGGTGAAGTCGATGGGTATGCTGGCCGAAGGCCAAGCCAACCTGTCTCGTATCACCAGCACCACCGCTTGGTGGGTGCAGACCGACGCTCCCGAAGGTCTGAAGCTGTTGATGCGTCGCGGCCTGGAGAAATCCATGGAAGGCGACTTCGAGACTGACAGCATGCGCTACAAGGCCACCGAGCGTTATGTGCTCGGGTGGACTGACCCACGCGCAGTCTGGGGCACGGCGGGCGTTTAAGTTGACACTTACACGCTAATGCGTCAAACTCCTAGGGCTTCAAAACCCTAGGAGTTTTTTTATGCCCGAGAAGTGCCACGTTCACAATTGCAACCATCCAGTCATTGCAAAGGGTTTGTGTCAAACGCACTACAAGCGTTTCCAGAGGCACGGAGATGTTGAGCAAACTCGTCCGTCAGACTGGGGGGCGCGAGAAAAGCATCCAGCCTATAAAACGTGGTGCAATCTGCGTCGCTACCATTTGCAGAATATGCAAGATGACTGGAAAGAAGATTTTTGGAAATTTGCATCCGATGTTGGTGATAAACCAGCAAAAAGCAAATCACACCGACCCGACAAAACCAAGCCGTGGACAAAAGAAAACTTTTACTGGAAAGAAAATAGAGAATCATCCGAAGATCGAAAAGAATACATGCGCAACTGGATAAAGAAAGCGAGATCCGCCAATCCAGATTACTATGTTGACGCCGACCTTCGAAAAAACTACGGCGTCACCTTGGACTGGTACAACCAGAAATTTAAAGAGCAAGACGGTGTCTGCGCCATCTGCAAAGAGCCAGAAACTGCCGTGATTCGTGGAAAATCCATTTCTTTGGCGGTTGATCATTGTCATAACACTGGAGCAGCTCGCGGCCTGTTGTGTACAAAGTGCAATCAAGGCCTTGGACTGTTTCGAGACAAAATTGACACGCTTGAATCTGCCGTGAGATACTTAAAGGGCAGTGCTGCCAAGTAGGTGGCCTGTTGGGCACCTTCAATCCAGCGCAGCAGACGGCCCGCCCTGGCCGACGACATGCAGACGGCTGCGCGAAACTCGCATGTGAGGAATCATCATGGCATCTACCACCTTCTCGGGTCCCGTTACCTCCACCAATGGTTTTGTCGGCAACGTCACTGGCGGCGTGACTGGCCCTGTGGCCGCCACCACTCTTAGCGCTTCCGGCGCTGTCATTCTGTCTGGCCTTCCTACCGCTGACCCTCACGTGGTCGGTGAGCTGTGGAACAACGCTGGCGTGCTGACCGTTTCGGCTGGTTAATTCCCTGCCTCGGGGCTTTGGCCCCTGTTTTTCAACACAGGAGAATCACCAGATGATGACCGACAAATTAGGCTATCAGCAGGTCGCAGCCGCGACCGCTGTGATCAAGCCTACCCCCGCCGGCCTGTTTTCCGTGACCTGCATCATTGCTGGCACGGTGACGGTCTACGACAGCGCATCTGCAGCAAGCGGCAACATCCTCTACACCAAGACCATGGCGGTCGGTGAGATTGCCAACTGGGGCAGCCACGGTATCGCAGCGAACAACGGCCTGGTCGTTGTTTCGGCCGGCACCGTGAACATCGCTTACACCTGATTTCTGGACGCTGGAGGCTTGGCGTCATGGAAATGATGGTTTGGAACATCGTACTGACAGCGATCGTGGCTCTGCTCGGGTTTGTTGTGAAAGAGAAATTCTCTGAGCTGCAGCGCATCAGTATTTTGCTCAACAAAACGCGCGAGGAAATTGCGCGCGACCATATCACCCGGACCGAGTTCCGGGCCGATATGCAACAGCTCATGGACCGGTTCGACCGCCTCGAGCGCAAGATCGACAACCTCAAATCGCCCGCTCACGAACGCGAATGACTGGAGAGAATCATGGGCTGCAAATACGTCAAAGAGTTTGACTTCGGCACCAAGGGCAAAGACGGCGCCGTCAAATATGCCCAAGGTGGCAAGGTGCAAGCGCCTGGCTTCAAGGGCCAGACGATGATCAAGGACACCAGCTCCCTGGGCATCAAAGGCAACAAGAACCCGGGCGTCAAAGGCTCCAAGCCTGTCGCCCCGAACCTTCCCACGCTTAAGCTGGCCAAGGGCGGCGCAGTGGTCGAGAAAGCCACCAGCGAGAAGTACCCCAGCCGCCAAGTGATGCAGCGCCACGAAAAGATGGAAACGCCGCGCATGCAGCGTGAAGAGCTGACCGAACGCGCTCAGGTGAAGATGCCCGCGCCGCGCCGCAAGATGGTGCCCGTGGCTCCCGCCACGCCAATGCTGGCCATGAAGAGCGGTGGCAAGGTCCCCGCCGGCAAGGTCAGCCAGGCCAAGGTCGGCAAGGTGATGGGCGAGTTCAAGGCCGGCGATCTGCACTCTGGCAAGAAAGGCCCGGTCGTCACCAAGCCCAAGCAAGCGATCGCCATCGCGCTCTCCGAAGGTCGCAAGGCATCCAAGCGCTGATCGCAAAGGGTGGTCGGATTGTCGACCGGCCACCCATGATCTACAATTCCTTAACCCCCCAGGGCGCGCTGAATCGGCGGCCATCTGACGACGACACACGGAGTTAGCATGGCCTTTTCCGGCAGCATCAGCGCAACAACATTCAACGCCCTGAAGGTCGTCGATCACGCCTTCCGGCGCTGCCGCCTGCCCGCCCAGGCCATCACGGCAGAAATGCAAGCCTACGCGCTTGAATCGCTGTACCTTCTGCTCAGCGAGCTGGCCAACACCAAGACCCCCAGCTGGTGCATCCAGCGCCAGATTTACCCCTTCTACGAAGGCCAGCCGGTTGTCACCCTGGACAACGGCACCGTCGAGGTCCTGAACGCCAACCTGCGCACCTTGCAGGAGTTGACCGGCACGACGGTTTCGCTGCCGACCAGCTACACGGTCGACTTCACGGACCAGGACGGCGGCGTGGGCACGGTCAACACCGTGGGTATGAAGTGGACGGGCACCTCGGTACCGGTCACGTTCGAAACCTCGGTCGACGGCCTGGTCTGGACCACAGTCGAGACGCAAACCACGGCCGCAAGCGCAGGCGAATGGACCTGGACGGACATTGTGCCGGCCATGGCCCGACAGTTTTTCCGCATCACCAGCACCAACCCGATGCTGCTCAGCGAGGTCTACCTGGGCACGCTGCCGCAGGAAATCCCGATGGGCACGCTCAACCGCGACACCTACGTGGCGCAGAGCAACAAGGTGTTCATGGGCCGTCCGCTGACCTACTGGTTCCAGCGCGACCTGCCACGCCCGGTGATGAACCTGTGGCCGTCGCCCAACCTGGCCGCCGAGCACCAGCAGCTGATCGTGTGGCGCCATCGCCACATCATGGACACCCAGAACCTGCAGCAGGACGTCGAGGTGCCCCAGCGCTGGCTGGAGGCCATCACGGCCGGACTGTCCGCGCGCGTGGCAGCCGAAACCCCGTCCGTGGACGCTGCGCTCAGCGGCGTGCTCGAGCAGAAGTGGTATGCCGCGCGCCAGGCCGCGTGGGATGGGGATGGAGATAATTCCCCTACATTTATAAATCCAGGGATAGGTTGTTATACGAAATGACGTTTTACACCTACGCTCATTACCGTGCCACTGACAATTCCCTTTTTTACATCGGGAAGGGGAAAGGATCGCGTGCCTACAGTCCAGATCCTCGCAATCCTTTCTGGTCGAATATCGTCAAGAAGCATGGATTCAAAGCAGAGATTTTGGCGAATTGGGAAACTGAAGAAGAAGCGCTAGAACATGAGAAATTTTTGATTCAGTGCTTCAGAAACGACCTTGGATTCAAACTTTGCAACATGACTGATGGCGGCGAAGGAAGAAGCGGATTTACAAACACGCCAGAGGTTCGTGCGGCTCATTCAAAATTGATGAGTGACCCAAATTTCAACCCATCAAAACGGCCAGAAGTTCGCATGAAACTTGCTGGAAAGAACAACCCAATGTACGGGCGCAGAGGAAAACTTAGCCCCCATTACGGTAAATCAAGGCCTGATCAGGCGGTAATTGTTGAATGTCCACACTGCGGCACAAAAGGTGGTGCCGCTGGTATTAAACGTTGGCACTTTGACAATTGCAAGCACAAGGATGCGAAATGAGCGGCAAGTTCATCGTCCCCAATGCAAGCGACCCGACGTATGGTCTTGGAATTTGCGCGCGTTGTTCGCGCAAGTTCAAGCTCGCGGAGCTGCATCCGGACCCGAACTACCCCGCGCTCATGGTCTGCGACGAGGACACGGACGACTACGACCCTTACCGCCTGGCGCCTCGCAAAGAGGACCAGGTCGTGCTGCCGTTTGTGCGTCCCGATCTGCCGCTGACCACCAACCCTTCTGGCCTGATCACGCAGGACGGCACCCAGTTCATCGTTTCTGAGGACGGGCAACGCTTCCTGTTCGTTGTGGATTAAAAAATGGCCCAAGTCCCATCAAACCTCATCCCGATCAGCATCACCAACCTGCCGGTACCGGTAACGCCGGCGTCCGAGGACACGCTGCTGGTCGGCGTCTACAACGGTGTGACCTACAAAATCCGCGCCGGTGACCTGTTGCAGGTGGCTGGTGTGCCGACCTCTCGCCAAGTGATTGCTGGCACGAGCCTTACAGGTGGCGGACCGCTGTCCTCGAACGTGACTTTGTCGGTGGCTCCCAAGGGCATCGGTACCGCGCAACTGGCCGATTCTGGCGTGACCCCGGGCGTCTATGGCGACGGCACCAACGTGCCTCAGCTCACCGTGGACGAAACCGGTCGCGTGATGGCCATCACCGAGATTCCACTGTCGATTTCGGGCTACGTGCCAACCACTCGCCAAGTGATCGCTGGCGACGGCTTGACCGGTGGCGGCGCGCTGTCGTCGAATGTGACGCTGGCGGTTAACTACGGTGCCACGGCCCCGCTGACTGGCAATGGCACCGGCTCCGTGGGCACGGCGCTCACTTTGTCGCGCTCGGACCACCGCCACCCGGCTGTGGACCTGGCAGACCAGACCCAGATCGACGGCATCCTGCCCATCGACCAGGGCGGTACCAGCCGCAGCCTTACGATGCAGCCCGGCGCTGTCGTCTGGTCCGGCGCTGATGGCTTATATGTGGGCACGTCGGGCGTGAGTGGTCAGGTGCTGGTGTCCGGCGGTACCGGCGCGCCGACATGGGGCTCGGCGCTGGTGGTTTCTCCGCAGCTGGCCAACGTGGTTTTTGCGGGCCCAACGGCAGGCAGCGCCGCCGATCCGACCTTCCGCGCCATGGTGAACGCTGACCTGCCAAACTCTAATGTGGTGGCCAACACCTACGGCTCGGGCACGCAGGTTCCTGTGTTGGTTGTGAACAGCAAGGGCGTGGTGACCAGCGCCAGCGTAACCGATGTGACGCCCGTGTGGGCCAACATCACAAGCACGCCGACCACGATTGCGGGCTACGGAATCACGGACGGCGTGACGCTGACCGGCTCGCAGACGCTTACAAACAAGACCATCGACGCGTCGCTGAACACGCTGTCGAATATTCCAAACTCGGCGCTGAGCTTCAGCACGATTTCTGGTGTGGCCTTGGGCAACAACCTGAACGCGCTGACGATTGGCTCGGGGCTTGGTGGTGTGAGCTACAACGGCAGTTCTGCGGTGACGATCACAAACACAGCGCCGGACCAAATCGTGAGCCTGACGGGCGCTGGCACCACGGTGGTGACCGGAACTTACCCGAACTTTACGATCACCTCGAACGACGCCTACACGGGCACCGTGACCAGCGTAGGCACAGGCACCGGCCTGACCGGTGGCCCGATCACGACGACCGGCACAATTTCGTTTTCTGTGCCTGCTGTTGGCACATGGGCAGCCACGCCGAGCTCGGCCAACCTTGCTGCGGCGATGACCGATGAGACAGGATCTGGTTCGTTGGTGTTTGCCAATGGCCCCGTACTGTCGGCCCCCACGATTGACGGTGCCAACCCGTACATCCAGTTCAACAACGGCGTCGCTGTGACCTTGGCCGCAGGGCGCATGTGGTACAACGGATCAACCGGCTCGCTGAATTTTGGCATGGGCGGTGGCAACATCACCCAGCAGGTCGGTGAAGAGCTTTTTGTCTACGGCAAGGCCTCGGCTGCAATCAGTGACAACCCGCTTCAGATCGTCTACCAAACAGGAACCGTGGGCGCTTCCGGTGAGATCACCTTTGCCCCGACCGTGGCCGGTCTGACAGACGGCAACCTGATCCTTGGCATCGCCACTGAGCCGATCGCCACCAACGGGTTCGGCCGCGTCACGAGCTACGGCATCGTGCACGGTATTACCACCAACGGTACGGCCTACGGCGAGGTGTGGGCCGACGGCGATGTTATCTGGTACAACCCCGTAACCGGAAACCCCACAAAGACTAAGCCCTCCGCACCTAACATTAAGGTGCAGATCGGCATCATTACGCACGCGGGCTCGGGCGGTTCGGGCTCTATCTTCGTGCTGCTGAACCCCGGCTCTGTGCTGGGCGGTACGGACGCTAACGTGCAGATTACCGGCACACCGGCCGACAAGTCGCTGCTGCAGTACGACTTTGCCGCGCA